AGCAGATCGTCTTCACGCTGATGAAGCCTTGCTAATTCTTCAGCCATAGACTGCATTAAGCCGATAAACACATCGTCTTGTTGTAGCTGCTGCCAGAGAATGCCGCTTGGCAGTAAAGCCGTCAGCATTGAGTAATAGCTTTGAACTAAAGCCATGTAAACGTCCCTTTGACAGCCATTTCACCTAATTGATAGGAAATATCGTCATTGTGAGAGGTGATTCGATGATTATCTTCACCTGCAGCAATACTCACTGCCTCGCGAAGCTTACTAATGTATATCGTACCTTTACCTTGCCCATCTTCAGGCTGAGTTCTTGATAACAAGTCTTCAATCTCAGCCTCAACAGCAGATCTAATTGCTGTCGTGTCGGGGTGTAGTTCTATTGTTAAATCTAATGGGACAGGCGTAGGCGCTAACACTGATAAGCCAAGCCATCCTGTTACATGCATTCTTTCTTTTATGTACTCATAAACCACTTCAATTTCTGTTTGTTCAGGGATAGGGTTTTCATCGTTATCTCGAACAAAACGAACTGTGACCGTACCATCACCATTCTCTAGCGGATAACACCAAGCTCGTGTTACACCCGGTACTGATTTGGCCCAATTGATGAAGTCGTGTTTTGCACCACTATGCGGTGGTGTTTGAATAACATCCAAATGACGCTGACGCCACGGCTCCAACTGCTCAATATCTGCCCCATTGGTAAGGGCATCTTCTGTTACTGTTGCCGTGTTATCCACACCGGCAATCGTTTCGATAAAGTTAAGCACTGCACCTGCATTAGCATTACCATCATCACCGGGGTTTAACGCGATGATAGCTATGATTGCTTGACCTGCAGCAATGGTTTTTTCCTCGGTAGTCTTATATTCAACACCATCAGCACGCTGAAGTTTCTTGCCTTGCTCAACCACAAAACCATCAACACCTGTTGCGAGAACAAAGCCAATCGCATAGCTATCTGGGTTTTGTGATGTGCCATGTATGCTGGCATGACGCTCAAAGTGCTGCTCGTCTGCACTGTCTGGCAGAATTTGAGCTGCTCGGTATTGTTGAAAACCATATAGCTCATGCATCGCACCTGACATAACGGTTGCAAATACACCGAACGGCGAGCGTCTTAAACAAGGCTGACCATTGGTGTTTACATCAATATCAGCCGTAATTCGTTCATGTATTTTAGCCAGTGTTGGACGTTCAAACGCCATTGAATAACCCCCATGAATAATCTAAATTCAGTAATCCACCGTCAGCTTTTTCTATAAGAATATGTATGCCGAGCCATTCATCATGTGGAAATGTTGCAGTAACAGTGAGTGCGTCAGCAACGTTATCATCGAGTAACCATTGCAACGCTTCATAAGCGTAGTCTTCTGCACGCTGACGAACAGACTCAAGTTGTTTTTCACGAGATAGGAGCCATAACAAAGAGCCGATATTGTCATTGTCTTGACCAAGGATATCGCCCCACCAACCGCGACGATCAGAACCACCATCAGGAATAACATCATCATCACTAGCCAGCCTGTCGGTAAACAAAGAGATAATGACGGCGGTTTGCAAGATGTTGTCTTCAGTGATATCCGCTAACTCGTTAGATAAGCTAAAAACAGGTCGACCATTAACCGTAGTGAATTTGATAATAAAGTCCATTACGCACCCATCCTTTGATTCGGTTGAGAAGTGGTACCACCTGAGTCACCTTGATGATCATGATCATCATATACATCACGCATATCTGCCATGGTGCGATTCTGTTGATCACAACGGTCTTTAATTTCGCCTGTAACCTCCAAATCACCTTCAACACGCATCTTTGGCACAATAACCTTGTATTCATTATTTGCTTTTTGTTCGATCGTGCCATTGGCTTTGAAATGGGTGTATTGACCAAACGCATCATATTGAATCGACTCACCGGGCTTTAATCCTTTTGCCCTGACATTTTTATCATCCATTTTTATGCATACATAGCCATTGGTTTTGCCACCTACAGCACCAACAACAGCTTTAGCGTTTTTTAATGGCACTGAAGAAAAGCCAAAATCTTGAATTCGAGGAACCTCTACAACTTCACCTGATAGCAATTCAATTTGTACTAATTGAATAGGCGCATCATCATTAACCTTGATCAAGGTCGCTACTCGTAGCAATTGCTTAATACGCCGCTGAATAGGTTCGACCAATTTCATTAAACGACGCATTAGAAAACACCTCCATCGTCGTTAGGCTCTGGCAGTTCTGTTAGTTGATAGGCTTCTGGAAGTGCCAAATCGAGTTCAGCACGTAGACCTTGCTCATCGAGTAGATAACGAACAGTAACGATCAACATGTCGCGATTGATGTTTAAGTAAG